TTTTTAATCCGGTAGAATAGAATCAAGTTGAGCCTTAAAATCATCGATGCTTTTTGGAGGATTTGCCCCCACTGGAACTTTATTACTACCAGTAACAACGCTCGGCGTTGCTTGTGCTTTGCTTAGCGCTTGTTCGGCTGCTTGTGTTCCATGCTTTGCCATTACTTGCTCAAATGCTTGGGCTTTAAATGCATCAAACCATAAATGCTTAGGGATTTGTGCCTCATTCATAAAGTTAGTGAATTGCTCTTTGTCATAATTAATGACATACTGTTCAGCTAACTTATCAATTTTGTTAAAAGCCTCATTTTGCTGTTGAGTTTCGTAATGTGACAATGCTTGTTTTTCGATGCTGTCTTTCCATGATAATAAATCATTTAATCTATCATCCTGAATATTAGTTTGTGGCTGTACTTGTTCATGTTCACCGTTACTGTATTTATTAATAACGCCTAGTAACTCATTTCCAATTTGTTCATGATTAAACAATTCTTCAATTTGCGAATAGTCGTCTTTGTATCTTTGGAGTTCTTCAACTTGAGATTTATAATCATTAATCTGTTTGTCAAAGTCACCTTGTCTTTTTTCATGATAACGTAATGATTCGTACATTTTGTTTGGGTCTTTGCCCCAGTGCGACTCAAAACGCTTATCTCCTTCCCATGAATTGTTTATAGACTCGCTTTCAACTTGTCCATTGTCATTGCTCGAAGTGTCTACGCTCTCGCCTTGCCCAAAAGTAACTTGGGTGGCTTCTGGTTGGACTTGCTCCGGTGCAACATCAGCTTGGATGTCTTCTGCCATCGGTTTTTCCTCCTAAAATATTTTTAAGATAGTATTTTATCGAGTTCAAAAAACGGGTCTGTCTTCATAGCACTGTCTGGGTCGTTTTCTGGTAATTGCTTACCCGTTATCCGAACAATACAAGAATCAAGAGCCATAATTGCCTCTTTAGTACTACCTTTAGCAATAGCGTCCTTGGCTTCCTCTAACTTTGAAACCAATGACATGGGCGTGTATCCGCCAAAATCTTCAAGAGTATATTGTAACTTAGACTCTTTTTCAGTCTTTTCGTTTTTATCTTCTTTATACTCTTTTTTATCTTCTTTATAATCGTCTTTTTCAGGCTTTGACCCACCAAAAACAATCATGATGCCTTCTTTTTTATCTTTACGCATCTGTTGGTCCTTCAAGAATCTCAATTAATTGATCTTTCTTTAATCCGTTATAATCACGATCAGGAAATGCAGTCTTAACCAATGCAATCAGTTCATCTTTTTTTAATTTAGTTAAATCAAGAATAGACTCATCAACAACCTCTTCTGTAACTGTTTCAGCTACTTCCTCTTTAACTGTTTCAGTCTTTTCAATCTCAATTTTATATTCTTCAAAAAGTTCACAAACCAAACTTTGTGGCATTATAATTGTAGCTTGATCGAATTTAATTTTGTAATGGGTTTCTTGATATCCCATTTGTCCAGCAGGTAATATGCCATCACAATAAAAACTTAAATCAATATCTTTTTTAAGCTGTATGGCTTGTCCATATCTTAATTCCATACTGAAATCATATATTCCGAATTTATAAAATGCATTTACTTTTTTTTAACAAAATGTAAAATAAAATTAACAAAATGTTTAAAAAAAGATAATGAACATATAAAATTCTGATTGTATTATATGTTCATGGATAACCCTTTCATTAAGTACCTGAATAATTTATTGTCTCAGGCAAAAGCGGGGCATGACACCAAACAATTAAAAAAATATAAGCGTTATTATGATGGGTCGTTTGAACCTATTACTGGCGTTGATCGTGATGGTAATACCACTTTAGGTAGTGCTGGGCAAGGTAACGCATACTATAACGTTATAAAGCCAATCGTTGAAACTAAGGCAACAACCGCTTTGGATGCAATGATTACTACGAACGTTAAACCTGCTAATCTGTCACATCAAACTTTTGATAACTTAAAACAGTTAGAATCAATCGCTGATATTTTAAATGATTGTTGGGAAAACATTAAAAGAAGTTCGGAATTACCGAACATCTCACAAAAGGTTATGCGTGATGGTTCAATTTATGGTGTAGGTATTGCCAAGGTTATTTGGAATCAGTCAATTAATAATGGTTTAGGCGATATTAGAATAGAGCGTGTTAGCCCATTAGATTTCTACCCTGAACCAACAGCAACAAACATTGAAAACTGTAACTATATATTTGTTAAGCGTGTTATTAGTCGTTTTGATTTGATAAACCAATACAAAAATAAACCTGACATTCTAAAAAAGATTGATAAATTAAGCTCACCATCAGCAACCATCGACATGGGAGAGCCTACAAACAAGGTTGTTGCTGGTAAAGTAACCGCTGAAGGTGTAACTACTGGTAGTGAAATGTATCTAAATCAAGGTAGTTTAAAACCTTCTGGAACTGAACATAATATTGAACTTTGGGAATGTTACTTAAAAGATGATACCGTTTTAGTTCCTTTGGATGATGAATCAGAACAAGATCAAGAAATGAAAACGGAAGAAAGGTTTAAATACCCTAATGGACGTTTAATCATTTTTAGTGGTGAGGAAATATTGGAAGATCGGCCAATCGATTATCCTTTTGGTTTCCCATTTGCTACTTACTCACCAACACAAAGTGATTCTCTAATGGGGCAGGGTGACGTTGAGGATTTAATGCAAATACAAACACGTCTAACCAGTGCTTACTCCAAACTTCAAGAGTTAATTCTAAAATATAAATCAATGTTAATTGTTCCCGAAAACTACCGCAGACATTTTCAAGGTAATTTCGATATTATTGGAAGCCAACCGGGTGACCCAATGACACAACCAATGTTGGTTACTAATAAACTCACACAAGATATCCAAATTATTAGACAGCATATACAAGATTTAAAACAGGATGCTTATAAAATAGCACGTATCAATGAGATTATGCTTTCAGGTGAACGCCCAACAGGTGTTAACAGTGGTCAAATGGTACGTGACTTGATCGAATCTCCAATGTCATCTATTCGTGAGATGCAACGTAACTTTAAAAACTTCTTAACTGATATAAGCAATAAAGCTGTCGTATTGATACAATTATATTACAATCAACCACGAATTATCCGAATGGCGAGTGGTACACAATTTGCATCAATGGAACCAAATGAGATGGGTGAAATGCAGATCAATATATATGATCGTGACATGATGACAAACGAATTAATGGCCATTGATACCATTAAATCTGATTTAACTCTAGGTGAGTATGAAGTAGAAATAACCGCTGGAAGCTCATTACCACAATCACAATCGGCAATCGCTGCAACCACCATGCAATTAGCTCAACAAGGTATATTTGGTGATATTAATAATCCTGACGTTAAAGAGTTAATTTTACGAACATTGGATTACCCCAACTACCGAGCAATTATAAACAAAATTAAAGAAGAGCAAGACCAACAGGCGCAAGTGCCATTACCTGAGCCAGACTTTAACGCATACATCAAAAACGTAAACATGAGCTTAAAAGATATCATTGAATTAATTGGTGTATTACCTATTGAACAGCAAGTATCGGCAATCAGTACCATAACGGATAGTTTAGGGCTAACAATGCCACAACCGCCAATGCCTGAAATACCGCAACCTGAAATCGCTGAGGCTATGGTTCCAGATTCAATTAATAACTATGAAATGGCACAAGTACCTAATTTTATAAATAGTATAGGATAATGTTAAGTGCGGAAGAAAAGTATAAACGCTATGACAAGCGTACAAATAAGAAAATGGGTGAATATAATCGCTCCGGTGGTAGTGTTGCTAAGCCTGTTAGGGATGTTAGTAAAGCTAGTCCGGCACGTAAGCTAACACGTGGCAAGTTTGTTCTAAGAAAAGCCGCGCAAATATTAAAACAAAAGCAGCCATTAAAAGATAAGCATGGAAGGCCAACCCCAGCTGCTAATCAAATGAGAAGATGGAGTTTTCCAGTTCCTAAAAACTATGATGATGTTAGACGATTAAAACAAATCGGGCAAAACATCGTAAAACGCTATAAAAAAGATTAGTTAGGAATTGGCCTACGAATTTAAAAGACTTACAAAAAACAAAGGGTGTAGGCCAAAATATGATTACTCATTTAAATTATACTATTCATTAACATATAGTATCAATTCTTTTTTACTTTTTAATAAATTTGTAATTGCTTCATACACTTCAACATCATTTTCATTTTTAGATATTCCTATGCATCCTCTCGTTCCCTCTTTATTGCCGTCTGGATGTATTAATAAGCCTGTGCGATCTGTTTTGAATTGTGGATTAAGTTTAGCTACCCATGCAAACTCTTTGCCTGTATATGCTTCCGTTTTACCTTTAGTCGGCTTCAATTTGTAGCAACTATCAATTTTGTACTCACCCTTCGGCAATGCTCCATTCCCATATTTACCGCTGATACATTCCCATTTCTGGTCACCGATGCATAAGTTACCAAGTTTGGTTTTGTTAAACGTATCAACAACATTAAAAATAAGATCGTATTCTAAAGGGGTCGAATTCGACTGGTTTAGATTCTCGTTATTTACCGTTTTTTTTTAAGTTTATCTATTGAACCGCCAAGAAAAATACGTAACACATCTTTTAAACCAAGTGTTGAGACAAGTATTCCCACAATTCCAAATTCAAACCACCAAGCTGTATCGTTTAGAGCTTTCCAACCTTCGGCCATTGTTGCTTGTGTAGCTGGGATAAACGTTAGAATCATAATCACAAAAAAGCCTAAGATAATAAACTCATCAATGAACGATTCACGCCTATTTTTAAGTACTTGCATATCATACGTCATATCGTTGGCCGCTTGTGTTTCTTGTTGTTTAATTTGTGCCTTTAGTTTAGCCACATCCAGATCAATTTTAGCTTGTTGAATATCAAGTTTACCTTTTTCTTTAATTTTTTTTATTTGTTGGTCTCGCTTAACTGCATCACCAACCGTTCCAACAACCGAGCCTACAA